TGCGTTGCTTGTAGGTGTACCCAGGTTAGTAACTTTATGTGTGTTGGCATCTAAATTACCTAATAGTTGACCAGATGTTCTATTTACATATGTACCTGAAAGGCTAATCGCACCTGTACTACCATCAACAGAAAGAACTGCATCTGTTGGAGTGAGAAGTTCTTGCCAGTTGGCTAGAGTAGATGCTGGAGTTGCTGTAAGAATAAATGATTTATTAACATCTGTGCGAACTGCAACGTCACCAATTTGAGCAGTTAAACCAAGCATTGCTGATTGTGAATTAACTACCTGTGTTGTAGTGATTGCAAGGGCTGGAAGGTGATGAGTAGGAACTAATCCGCTACCATCAAGTTCGGCAATACCGTTTGCTATACCTTTTTGACCAGCCAAGTATCCAAGACTTACAGCATCTCCATTATCTACAGGACTTGCTAAGTTAGTAATCTTTTGGCTATTAAGAGATACACTAGCAGTAGGTGCTGCCATCTGGTCAAGACGAGATGTTCTTACCTGTGTATCAAAATCAGAGATAGTTGATGCTGTCTGGTTACCAGTATGGTTAGCACGGGCTAATGGGTCAGTTGCTAACTTGCTAAGAGCAATAGCAGCAGAGGCATTAATATCAGCATTAACAATTGTACCGTCTACTAAGTCAGCAGAGGTAATAGTTCCACCAAGGTCCAACTTGGTCTTAGCGATAGCAGCAGTTGCTGATACGTCAGCATTTACAATTGTGCCATCTAGAATCTTAGCAGATGTTACTGCTCCGTCTGCTAAGTCACCAGCAACGATAGTACCATCAGCAATTTTAGCCGAAGTAATAGTACCATCTGCTATGTCTCCAGCAACAATGGTGCCATCTGCTATCTTTGCAGAGGTAACTGCACCGTCTGCAATCTTTGCGGTAGTAACATTAGAATCAAGAATCTTTGCTGTAGTTACGGCATCTGCGCCAATCTTAACAGCAGTTATTGCGCTATCAACAATCTTACCAGTAGTAATCGATAGGTCATCAATCTTAGTTGTACCTACTGCACCAGCAGCAATTTTACCACTAGTAATAGCAGAATCTGCAATGTCTCCAGTAACAATTGTAAGGTCAGCAATCTTGGCGGATGTAATAGCAGAGTCAGCAATCTTTGCGGTAGTTACATTTGCATCTGTAATCTTTGCGGTAGTAACAGCATTAGACGCAAGCATTGCAGTTGATACATTGCCCGTACCAGTTGATAAAGTCACATTAGCAAGAGTTAGTCCGTGTGCTGTTGTAGTATTTTCAATGTGGTCATTAGCCTCTTGAAGGTCACGACCAATAATCATATGACGAACTACAGCACCAGCAGAGTGACCTACAGCCGTTGAGCCATCTTTGCCGCGTTCAATAGTCAGGGTATTACCAGAAGAATAAGTTTTTACATCTACAATTTCTTCAAGCGCTGTATCTGGGTCGATGACAACTGTATATGTTTCAGTAGATGATGGTGTTTTACCACCCATTAATTGTGAGCCAGAAATTACAGTCATAGTTAAATCGCCTGCTGCAATTGCTGATGCTAGTGTCGTTTGTTGAGAACGAGATGAATATTTGCGTACTGTCATTTATTTACCTATCGGCTGTAGTGGACACGGATTGGGTATTGATTTTGCTGCCTCTGAGTTTCCTCTTGTAGGCGTTGCACGTACAGAGCATAGAGTTGTTTTGTTGCACTCTGTGATGCTCCGTAAGGTCGCTTGCTATCAGTCTCATCAGCCTGTGGTGATATTTGAGCAGCACGTGCAGGGTCTAGATATGTTAGCAAACGATAAGATGCACCTAGGATTATTACATCTTTGCAAGATTCTGGTAGTCCAGTTTGTGTTGCAAAGTCTTGTCCATTAGTTTCAAATGCTACTGGGTCAGTAGCATATATGACCTTGACGGTTCTTCCTGGTGTAATGAAGTCCCCTATTGTTACAGTCTGTGCTCCTGAACCAAACTCTGTAGTATCGGCTGCAGAATCCCAAGACCAACGACGCACTGGTCGCCATTCTTTAGATGGTCCAACCTCTTGCCACATTAGGCTAAGGATATTAGATATATTTAAATTGTTAAAAGCATAGGTTGTTTCGGCTGCATTGTAAGTAAACGATGTGCTCTTTACAGCAAACACCATAGAACCAGCAGCACGGATAGTATCATTGATTGCTCTTTTAATTGTTGAGCGTGGGAAGATTGGAGATATAGTTACCTTAGAATCAGCATTGTGTGTGCTAGCAGTAGTTCCTAGATATCCTCTTCCATATGGAGATACTGATGCAGTATTGCCCACTCTATCAAATGTATCAATCCACATTAACTCTTCACCAATTTCTACAACACCCTTACCAACATTCTCTGTTGAACCTAGGGCTAGAATTGTAGGAGATGCAGATGTAGACACTGTAGTAGTAACACTACTTCTTAGGTATGTAGTTCTTTTTGGTTGATACTTCATCCATCATATTAGATAGGGTAGTTGTCATTAGAGGTCTATGCTCCGTAATGCAGCAGGTGCTGCTAGTCCAGTTGTACCCGCAAGTTCATTGCAGATTCCATCAATGTCCTTAAATTTATCTCTTGTTCTATTAGCCTCTGCCTTGATATTTAAAGCACCAACAGTTGCAAGTCCAGTAGTCCCAGCATAAGCATTGGCTGCCCCTTGCTCATCTAATCCAGTTGTACCAGCAAGACGATTGAGTTCTGCTGTGAGGCTACTACCTGCTTTACCAAGTGCCATTGTTTATCCTATCTAGGTGTAATGATTTTTTTCTTAGGTGTAATTAACTTTGATTCTTCTTTAGGTTTACCAAAGAATGCTTTGTAATAATGTTCATCAAATGAGAATCGTTTCATATGTGGTGCAGTTGCTCCAGTATGGCAATAAAGTGGAACTTCTGCTTTATCGCATAGAGCAAAGAAGAATATATCTTCTCCAATAAACTTACTACCTCTACCCATTTCCATAAAGATTTGACCGTCAGGTGCAATCTCCCGTACTTTAGGTACTATACTTCTATGCATCAAAATGAATCCCATACCTGCTGCATCTACTTTAATCAGTTGATTCTCAGGTAGTGGATGTACTCTGGATAATCCAAAGCCACCTTCTCCATCGTTAACAAAACCAAATACTGTAGGCATTGGAACCATCAAAGGTTCTTCAGGATTATCTGTAGTAAAATATACTCCAGTAATTAATGGACGCTTCTCAGCATCTCTATTATCCCACAATAGTTTAAACTTTTCTGGACTAATTACTACATCTGAGTCCACCCATAGTAGCCATTCGTAATCAGTCTTATCAAACCAATAATCAATAACTGTCTGTCGCTGTCTGGCAATTTGATTGCCTTGACTGCGTAATGTAGTAGCAAACTCTACACCAGACTTTAGCATTACATCTGCTACGCCTTGCATGAACTTGCCATCTACCATTCCATTATCGCACCATACAAGTGCTATAGAATCTTTAGTCCCCTTGGCAGTCATATTACCACTTAACCTTGTCCGCCCAATAGGCTGCACTCATTTTACCTTTAGCAATATTTTTGCCGTGTCTTGCTTTAAAAGATTTACGCTTTGCTTTCATACGGTCTGATTCGCCAGCCTTAGGAGCACCTGCAGTCTTTGCACCTTGCTCACCAAATCTGATAGTCTTTACTTTATCTCCTACTTTAGCCACTACTACGTGTGACTTCTTAGGATGATTAGGAGTACGCTTTGGTTTATTGTAACCAGATACTCCGATTCTTTTTAATACTGAGTCAGCCATTATTTGCCCCTATACTTTGCGGTTTTCTTTGCTATATTTTTTGGTTGTTTAACGAACTGTTTTCCTTTAGCATTACCAGCGGCTTTAGCCTTATTGGTTGCTGCCTTCTCTGCAGGACTTAATGCTGCCCAAGCAGCCTCAGGTAGATATCTCTTCTTACCTTTAGATGGTTTACCATCAGAGGTTTTCCACTTTTGTTTAGTCCAGTCTTTCAAAGACTTTTGAGATTTAGCAAGTGCCATTATTTGTAGCCTCCGCCTGCCTTCTTATACTGAACTGCTAGTAGTTGTGCTTTACGGGCTGACCATTCTCCTGGGTCTCCACCCTTAGAACCAGCCTTAATCTTCTTAAACAACTTAGCCCTCATCTCGGGCTTAGTATAGTTACCAGCAGCATTGACCTTAGACTTTGTTTTCTTTTTCATTTAGTCCCCTTGATTTGCTCTTTTGTCTTAGGGTCAAGGCGCATCTTCTCGCGCCCATCCTTACGGAGAATAACAACTACACCATCTCGCATAATTGATTTATTCCAACCGTCATGACGCTTACGTTGACCCGACGACATTACTTCTTCTGCTTACCCTCTGGTGTGTAGCGACGTCCTTGTAGAAGCGCTCCGTAGAATTGCCCAGCCTCAGGCATTGCTTTTCCATCTTTGCTCTTAGGTTGTGCCTTGCGCCACTCAGCGTACTCTTTCATTAAATTATTAAAGTACTCTGCAGGTTTCTGTACGTAAGACATTACTTCTTCTTACCCATCTTTTTCATAACCATTTTTTTAGCAGCAGCCTTTTTCGCTACTTTCTTTGCCGCCTTCTTGGCCATAGCCTTACCTTTTGGAGTGTAAGGGAATTCCATTTTTCCTACTTTTGGCATTATACTTGTCCTATCTCTTTCATTACGGCTGCGGATTTTTGGGTGATATCTTTCGTCTTAGGCATAGTGTCCGCATTATACGCTTTGCCTAAAATCTCTGATGCTTTATGCGCTTCTTCTATATGACGCATAGTTGTGCCCGCTGGTTGAATACCTTGTGCCCTTGCATCTCTGTAAGCCTGCAATTCCGAGTTCCACTTCTTATCTGGAATATCTCTTTTGGCATCTCCTGCATTAACCTGAAGATTCATTACTTTACATCCAAAACATCCTTCGACTTCTACGGGATGGTCTTGCCAGTGATACGCCATATTCGTCCCTTATGCTAGTGTAAAATTAGCCTCTGTTATTCCTAGTCCAGATGCAATAAGTGCTGCCTTTGTAACGTCATCTACTATATGTTTATGCCCACCTAGATAGAACTCATCATACTCAGCAATGGATTCATCTAATGGAAATCTTACTTTAGAGTAAGTTCCACCATTCTTTGCTATGCTTATGCCTCTATCCATTTTATAAAAATAAAACAGACGATGCTTACCTATAGGTCCTTCTTCAACAACTGGTGTTGTGAAAATGTAATCTGTCATTATTCTCCTTAATGAACTTACTGTAAGACACTGCAACGTATTCGCCGTATAAACAGTGTCTTACCGTCAATCAACTAAGCGATTGAAGAACCTGATTCGATTCTGTATAGTGCCTCTTCGCGGTAGCGAGCAAAGCCTAGTACGCCGTACCAACCCATTGGGCGGTGACGCATTAACTTGTCAACTACTGGTCCGATTACTACATGTGGCTCTTCTGCCACTGCCTCTGCAAGTGCTTGCTGTCCGCAAATAATTGTGCGGTAGTTACGTGCAGATGATGCACCGTCAGTTGCATTGTAAAGACGTGGAGACTCTACGAAGTATGCGCCTTCGTATGTTCCGATTTCTCCTGCCCAAATGCGGTCTTGTGC